TAGCACAGGAAAGAGAAGCCTATGCACACCCAGAGTACCAAGAACTACTGCGAGGCTTACAAGCGGCTACCGAGCGTGAGGAGGGTCTTAAATGGAAACTCATTGCTGCACAAATGAAATCAGACATTTGGCGATCAGAGCAAGCAAGCGAAAGACTTGGCGTAAAAACCACAGAGTAGGTATAAATACTAATCAACATTCTGTTTAGTTTGCTATACTTCAGTCAGCCCAAGCAATTCGCAAGGGTACTTTTAAGGAGTCAGAAATGACAGATTTCACTTTTTCTCCCTCTGATTTTAATGCTACTGAAATTTTGGTAGTTGCAAACACACCTGCTGCAAAGCAATTTTTATCTGATCGAATTGCTAATGGTTGTGTTTCTGTCAATGTCCCCAAGTCAAGTGCGCCAGCTTTGGCTGAAGTTCTTGAATCAGAAAATTTGTCTTACCAATAATCAATAGGGGACTTAGTTCCCCACTTTTAAGGAAAAAATCATGCAATACAAATTTGACACAACTGTTGGTGAAGGCTCTGTAATCGTTACTGTCGTCATGGAGTGCGAGCAAGACGAGGAAGGCATCTATAACGAGAACATTCAGGATGTGATCTACGAAAAGGTTTCGCTGATGGGCATCTTCAGCATGGAGCAATATCGTGACTTGGAGATCGAGGGTTCTATGCGCCTCCAGAAGCATTTGTTAGAGGAAGCAGACCACTCAGCTTCTGTTGACTACGATTTGCGTGGTGTCTGATGTTGCTTGGTTGCAAACCAAAAGAGCCTGATGCAAAGTGTCTAAATTGCAAAAGGTTCTCTCTGCCTAATCCAGTAAATGTCAAGAATTCTAAGGATAAGGCTTGCATTTATGTACCTAAATCTTTACAGGTGAAAACATGACTGAATGGACAAAAGAGGAAGACGAGGCTTTTAATGATGTTGAAAAGCAAAGTAACCTTGGCAAGCAAATCCTGAGAGACAGAGTAAACAAGTCTAGCGGTATGGAGTGTTGCACCTACGATTGTGTCCAAGGTAGGAACTGCCCTGTACGCAACAAAGCATTGGAAGAAGTGGCAGTAGAGGTTGATAAGCTAAAAGCCTTTGGGGATACGGCTAGTTCATTTGCCAGTTTTATTAGGAGTTTCAAAAGATGAGCAAAGATGAAGCAATTAAATTAGCGTTAGATGCCTTGCATTTATGGCATTGGACTGGCGAAACAACCGAGTTAGATAAGGCTCACGATGCTTTGCTAGAGGTAATTGACACTCCTGAAAAGCCTTGGGTTGGTCTGACCTACAAAGAAAGATGTGAGTTATGGAATATCTCAAGTAAGTTTTCACCAGATTCGGTAATCATGCATGATTTCGCAAAAGACATAGAACTGGCACTTAGGGAGAAAAATTATGAGCAAAGGGTCAACGGGTAGGCCATTTTCTGTAAGCAATCAAGAATACGCAAACCGATGGGAAGCCATCTTTGGCAGAGATAATGAGAAAAAAAATCAAGAGAAAGCATTGGAATCTGGTCAATCCGATTGCTCATGCCCTAGTGGGAGCAGCGATCACCCAGAGGGACAAGCTGGACAAACTAAGGATGCTTGAATATTCCGCTTTGGAGGCTATCACTAAGGGACAAGGAACTGTCGCTGATTGGCGTACCTTGGTAGATGTTTTAAACCTGTCTGAGATGATGGGAAAGAATGGAGTTGGCCCAGAGGTGCTACCTATCTGCCAAAAGGCTCAGGAAAGCCTCCACAAAGCCGCTATACGCTACCAAGAGACACTCCAGATGGGTTTGGATGGTCAGGGAATAAAAGCCTGTAGAGACTTGATCGAATATGCTGATCTACAGCAAGGAAGTATCTCAAGAAGTGAGTTTGAGAGATACATTCAGAAAACAAAAGACCACATAAGATCGCATGGAGATAAAGTCGTTGAAATATCCTAAGTTCCCATATTTTCGTAGCACAAAGCATTTGAGGAATGTTGCTTCCTTGCCTTGCCAATGGTGCGGTATAGATGATGGATGCCAAGCGGCTCACTCAAACATGGCTCAACATGGCAAAGGTAGGGGAATCAAGGCTAGTGACGAATATACGGCTGCACTTTGTCAAAGTTGCCATTACCAGATTGACCAAGGACTCAAATTTACAAAGAAAGAACGCCAAGAATTTTGGACTGAAGCACATATATCGACATACAATGAACTCAAGAAATTGGGGTTATGGCCTCCAGAAGTCCCGATGCCTTATTGAGTTGCCATGAGTTTAGAGGGGTTGATGCCCCTCTCTTTTTGTGCGAAAATAGTACAAACTCCATGAGGATTGCCATGACAGGCTTGCTAGAACCATCCGTAAAGATTGAAATTGAGATACAAAGCCAAGAAAAGAGTGGCGATGCTTGTCCTGTTGCTACAGGCGATGTAGAGATCAATCTTGAGAATCGTCAGAAAGCCATTGATAAGGCCAACTACGGCCCAATGAATCCTAACGAAGCCAACATGGATTACTGGCGTGAAGTCTCTAAGACTTGGAGAAATTCCCCAGATCAGGCTAAGAAGTCTCGCTGTGGTAACTGTTCAGCCTTTATCCAAACCCCTAAGATGCTCTCCTGTATTGAAACAGGTTTAGAGATGAATGGCGAGGAAATGGATGCTTGGGAAGTCATTGATGCTGGTGACTTAGGTTACTGCGAAGTGTTCGATTTTAAGTGTGCTTCCAAGAGAACTTGTGAGGCATGGATAGCAGGTGGGCCAATAACCGAGGAAAAACATGGGAACGACAAATCAGCAAGCGCTGGAGATGATGCAGAAACTTATGCAGAAGAAGACTAAACCTGTGCGTGGGGAGAGAACTGCAAAGAACAAAGCAAAGAAGCCTAAAAAATGAAGGGCCTCTACGCTAATATCAATGCCAAACAAGATCGCATCAAGGCGCAAAAGGCTGCTGGCAAGACTCCAGAGCGTATGCGTAAAGTTGGCTCGAAGGGTGCGCCAACTGCGTCTGCGTTTAAGCAAGCGGCTAAGACTGCTAAAAAGAAATGATTAAGAGAGGCTCAGAGCAGTTTTCTGGCTATAACAAGCCTAAGAGAACTCCTAACCATCCAACCAAGTCTCACGCTGTTTTAGCGAAGTCTGGTGAGGATGTGAAGCTGATTCGTTTTGGTCAGCAAGGCGTAAAGGGTTCACCTAAGAAAGCTGGTGAATCTGAGGCTGACAAGAATCGTAGAGAAAGTTTTATGGCTCGTCATGCTAAAAACATTGCAAAAGGCAAAATGAGTGCAGCCTTTTGGTCTGCCAAGGAAAAATGGTGAGCAACATGAAAATGACAAAAGCTGGTCAGAAAAAAGTTGGCAAGGTCATGGGTGAATATAAGGAAGGTACTCTGCACTCTGGTAAGGGTGGCAAGGTTGTCAAGAGCCGTGACCAAGCTATTGCGATTGCTATGGCAGAAGCCGCCAAGAAAATGGGCAGAATGAAGTAATGGCTGAACTTGGCGCATTTTTTGGTAATCCAAACATACAGCGTCAAGGTGCTAGGGCTAGAGCCTTGGCAGGGCAGAGAGATGTCAACACATTGGCAGACCCTCGCACTTATGCAATTGTTCAGGGTTTGTTAGGAACTGCTCCTGACCAGATGGGGCTTAGTGTTTTAAATCCTGATTACGAAAAGATTAGAAAAGCCGCAGAACCAGCGTTTGCTTTAGGTTTGTTAGGTCAAGCAGCACCTTTGTTAGTGCCAGTAGCATCAGGTGCAAATAGGGCGGCTATGGCTGTTGGTCGTGCAGGTGAGCGTTATGCTGAAAGAGTAGTACCACAGATTATGGAGCGTGGTGGTTTACCTGCTGGACTGCTTCAAGATTTAGCACAAGGCTCAAAAAGTAATGTAATAGAATTAGGTTCTGAGTTTTTGGGAAAAAAACCGCCAAAAATTGAAAATTTAGCAAAAACAAGCGATAAATTTTTATTTCATTCTTCAACTTCTGATAAGGCAAAAGATTTGAAATATGGAGTTGAGCCTCAAGCTGGCGGTAGTTGGGTTAGAGAAATTGCAGCAGGTGCAATAGACGAAAATTTGGATGATTTTTTTGAAACTGTTGTCCCACTTGCTTGGTTCTCAGATAAACCAGAATGGATTAAAGCAATGGTTGGGAGAAAATTAAACAAGCCTTTTGATAAAGTAACAGCAAAAGACATTGAAGAACATGGGCATTTGGCTTTTATTAACAAGAAATCTCCAGAGGCTGAAAATATTACATATATTTCAGAGCAAGGATTGATGGAAGGCCCACAAAGTATTGTGTTTGATGTTAATAAAGAAAATCCTAAAAAAGCGTGGCAAACAGGTTTATATCAAGAGGGTCGTTATGGCTCACGACTAGAGCCTTTTGGAGTTGAAAAAAACGAATATGTATCTCCTGAATCTATTGAGCCATTGATTCAACTGACTGGGCCTGAGTTGGTTCGGTTCATGAGATTAAAAGGTCTGTTAGAATAAAGTATTACTTAACCTTGACCAACCCTAGAGGAGTCAAACAAAAATGAATAAATTAGAGGTAGGAAAACCAGAAAACCTAACCAATAGGGGTAGGGGAAGACCTAAAGGCGCAACTAATAAGTCAACAGTTATCGTCAGAGAGGTCATAGCCTCATTTGCTGATGAGAACGCACATAAGTTGCAAAGATGGTTAGATGAAGTGGCTGAAGGTGTTGGTGGCAACAAGCCAGACCCTGCTAAAGCGGCTGACTTATATCTAAGGGCTATTGAGTACCATATTCCTAAGTTAGCTAGAACAGAGTTGTCGGGCAATCCTGACCAACCAATTCAGCACATCGTCACATGGGCGAAGTAATCGAAATCCCTTACGCACCAAGGGAACACCAGATCAAGGTTCACGAGTTACTAGATAGCAATAGGTTTGCTGTCGTGGTGGCTCATAGACGTTTTGGGAAGACTGTTGCGGCTCTCAATCACCTAATCCGTGAGGCGGTGCTAAACCAACAAGAAACACCTAGATACGCTTACATTGCTCCTACCTATGGACAAGCTAAGAGGGTGGCATGGGATTACTTAGTCAAGTACACACAACCTTTGGGTGGCACTAGCAACATCTCAGAACTGAGGGTGGACTTCTGGGGTAGACGCATCCAGTTATATGGCTCAGATAACCCTGATTCCTTACGAGGCCAGTTCTTTGATGGGGTAATCATTGACGAGGTAGGCGATCAGAACCCTAAGATATGGACTGACATTGTTAGACCTGCCCTGACAGACCGCAAAGGTTGGTGCTTATTTATAGGGACTCCAAAGGGACACAACCACTTCAAAGAACTGCGAGATAGGGCTGAGAAAGAGGATGGTTGGGGTTTGCTAGAGTTCAAAGCCTCTGAGACAGGGGTAGTGGATGACACAGAACTGAAGGCTGCTAAGAACGAAATGGGTGAGGATAAATACCGCCAAGAGTTTGAGTGCTCTTTTGACGCAGCAGTAGAGGGTTCATACTTTGGTCAAATCCTGAACGAGTTAGAAGCTAAGAAGCATATGCAAGAGATTCCCAGAGAGGAACTGAGTAGAACCTTTACGGCTTGGGACTTGGGAATGGGTGACTCTACGAGTATCTGGGTGGCTCAGTTGGTAGGAACTGAGGTCAGACTACTGGACTACTATGAGAACCACGGTGTAGGCTTAGACCACTATGTGAAGTGGTTAAGGGACAACGACTATGAAAAGGCTGAACATATCTTGCCCCATGATGTGAGGGTAAGGGAGTTAGGCACAGGTAAGAGCCGAATGGAGATGCTTGAGGAAGCAGGTCTAGAGATCAAGATAGCCCCCAGAATGAGCCTAGACGATGGTATTCAGGCTGTGAGGCGACTATTGCCTAGATGTTGGTTCAATGTGCCAAAGGTGCAGATTGGCCTCAACTGCCTGAGAAACTACCGCAGAGACTATGACGAGAAGCGCAAGATATTCTATGAAAGACCACTTCACGATTGGTCAAGTCATGGGTCTGACTCGTTCAGATACCTTGCATTAGGTTTAGATGAGGGTCACTCCACTTGGAGCAAGCCTATCAACAAAGCACCGAGTTGGATTGTTTAACAGGAGAAAAGTATGTATGTAGAGCGCCAAGGTGTAAACCTATCCCCAAAAGTAAAAGAACTTGAAATGAGGGTTGAAATGTTAGAAAATGTGGTAAAAGCATTACAATTGGACAAACCCCGAATGGGTCGCCCTCCGAAGGAAAAACATGGCACAGAACGAGTTAATGTCGATTCTCCAAGCAGAGATTGACGATTCCATTGGCTACATTGAAAGTGAGACAGTAGATCAGCGCAAACAAGCGTTAGAAGCCTATCTCAGACAGCCATATGGGAATGAGGTTGAGGGAAAGAGCCAGATCGTTACAGGTGAGGTTGCAGAGGCCATTGATGGTGCTCTCCCCTCACTTGTTCGCATTTTTACAGGTTCAGATCAGATTGTAGTTTTCGAGCCACAAGGCCCACAGGATGAAGCCTCTGCCAAGCAAGCTACTGATTACTGCAATTGGGTTTTCTCAAGGGATAACGAAGGCGTAGCCATTCTGCATGATTGGTTTAAGGATGCTTTGCTGCAAAAGAACGGCATTGTTAAAGCGTATTGGGAAGATAAAGAAGACATAACCAAAGAGCGTTATTTTGACTTGTCTAGTGACGAGTTAGCCATGCTGATGAGTGATGAGAGCATGGAGATAGTTGAGCAAGATACGACAGAGTTCCCTATCTTTGACCCAATGGGTCAGCCAGTTATAGACCCTATGGGTATGCCTGTGATGGGTGCTACTCACAATGTAGTAGTCCAAAAGAAAAAGAAGTCAGGCAAGGTAACGATTGAGAATGTACCCCCAGAGGAGTTCTTGATTAGTAAGAAAGCAAGAACAATTGCTGACTCTCCTTTCATTGCTCACAGACAGATGTTGACTCGTAGCACCTTGATTGCGATGGGTTTCAACAAAAAGCAAGTTGAAGGCTTGCAGATGGGTGATGCACTTGCCTACACACCAGAGCGTGTGGCTCGTTTCTCTGCTGGTGAGCAACCCTACCAAGTACAGACTGATGACCCTTCAATGCAAGAGATTGAGGTCTTTGAGTGCTATGTCAAAACTGATATAGAGGGCAAAGGTATTGCCTCACTCGTTCAAGCGTTCTATGCAAGCAATGAGATATTGCAAGACGAAAAAGGTAAGGAAATGGTTGAGGAAGTGGACTATGTGCCTTTCCACTCTATTTGCCCTATCCCAATTCCACACAAGTTCTTTGGTAACTCACTAGCTGACAGAACCACAGACATTCAATTAATTAAGACTACGATCACTCGTCAGATTTTGGATAACCTCTATCTGACAAACAATGCACGAGTGGTTGCTGTTGAAGGGCAGGTAAACCTTGACGACCTTCTTACATCTACTGCTGGTGGTGTTATTCGTGCTAAGTCTCAAGGAGCTGTTTCGCAACTTGTAGTCCAGAATGTCGCACAAGCATCTTTCCCCATGTTGCAATACTTGGACACAGTTCAGTCTAAGCGTACTGGTGTTAGTGATGCCTCACAGGGATTAGACCCATCTATCCTCCAGAATGTCACAGCAGCGGCTGTTGCTTCTATGCAACAAGCTGGCGCAGGTAAGATTGAACTTATTGCTCGAATCTTTGCTGAGACAGGTGTTAAGTCTCTGTTTAAGGGTATCTTGCATCTCCTCTGTAAGTACCAAGACAAGCCTCGTTTGGTGCGTATGCGTGGTGAGTTCGTAGAGTTTGACCCTCGCACATGGGCTAATCAATACGATGTGGCTATCAATGTGGGTCTGGGTGCTGGTAACAGACAAGAGCAAATGGCTATGTTGTCGATGGTTCTTGCTAAACAAGAGCAGTTGATTGGTCAGTACGGCCCTGCTAATCCTTATGTGTCTCCTGCTCAGTATCGTTCTACCTTGGGTCGAATGGTAGAGATTGCAGGGTTTAAGGATAGTTCTGAGTTCTACAAGCCAATTACCCCAGAGCAAGATCAAGCCTTGTCTAATCCTCCTCCACAGCAACAACAGATGCCTCCAGAGGTTCAGGCTTTGATGGCTAGAACTCAGGCTGAGATTCAGGCTAACCAACAGAAGGCTCAGTCTGATATGCAATTGCAACAGCAACAGCAACAGATTGATATGCAGATGGCTCAACAGAAGGCTGGCCTTGAGATGCAATTGCTCCGTGATAAAGAGGCTGCTAAGTTGCAATTAGAGCGTGAGAAACAACAGGCTTACTTTGCTATGAAGCAACAAGAGTTTGAGGTTGAGGCTCAATTGAAGGCTATGAAGGTTGGTGCAGGTATCACTTCTAATGTCGAAATCAAGGGTTAATCATGGCGACACAAAGAGATAGATTTAGAGCATACAACGATGAAGATAGTATGTCTCTTGATGACTTGCTTATGCAAATTCAGCAACCCCAGATAGACACAGAGGCAATAGCAAGACAGCAGATTGAAGCGCAAATCAGAGCACAACAAGAGGCACAGCGTCAGGCTCAAATAGCCGCTGAACAACGAGCCTACGAAGAACAAGTTTACAGACAAGCACAAGCCCGACAGGAAGAACTGAGAGCGCAAAATGCTGCTAGGTTAGCCGCAGAGCAAGAAGCCGCAAGGCAAGCGCAAGAAAGAGCACAAGCACAAGCCATAGCACAGGCCGAGCAACAAGCAAGGGCGCAAGCTGAAGCACAGGCAAGAGTACAGGCAGAAGCCAGAGCACAGCAAGAAGCACAAGTTAGAGCACAAGCAGAACAACAGCGTCAAGTAGTTGCTCAACAAGAGGCTCAAAGACAAGCTGAAATTCAAGCACAGCGTCAAGTTGAAGCGCAACAACAAGCTGAAAGACAGGCGCAAGCCCAACGATTAGCAGAGTTTGAGGCTCAACAACAAGCACAAATAATCGCAGAACAAGAAGCCACAAGACAGGTTTTTAATCAGCGTCAACCAGAGCAACCAATTACTGCACAAGAAGTAATCAACCAGATTGCTGCTCAACCAACACCTGTTCAACCTACCCAACCTGCTCAACCTATTCAACCTGCTCAACAAGCACCAGATAAAGACTCGATCATTAATAACTTGGTAGGCCAGATCAAAGCCAGAAGCAACACCTCACAATGGTCAGGTGGCTATGGTGCTGATGATGCTACTAAGGACATGGCTCGCATCTTGTCTAGCATTGGTATCACAGACATTAAGGATTTTGGCAAGATTGACAAGTATGAGCCTGTTCAGCAGATTGGCATGACTTTCAATGGTCAACCTGCTCAGAGTACTGGTTCTGGCTTTTATGTCATGGAAGCAGTTGATACTGGTGAAGGTACAGACTATGTTCGCAGAGATTTAAGCCCAGAGGAAGCCAAGCAAGTACAGCCTACCTATGGTGTTCAAACAGGGATAGATGAATATAACCAACCTACCTATGCTCCTGTTTCAGCATCTAATGTCCAAGTAAAAGATGGTCAGCTTGTTGGTGTTACTGGTCAAACATTCGGTAATAAGCTGACAGGCCAAGCAGTTCCAGTAACTTATAGCGAGCGCCAAAAGGGTGACTTCTTTGGTGGAACTTTTGAGGGCAAAGGCAATACTGGCTATGGTGTTCAGTTTGATGCTCAAGGACAGCCAATTTTCTACACTCAGGGAGCATCAAGCGCTGACCCAATTGTAAAAGCCGCTATTCCTATTGCTTCACTAGCTTTAGCTGCTATGGGTGCGCCTAGTATGCTAGGTAATGCTTTGCTAGGAGCAGGTGCAAATCAAGTGGCTGCTGGTGCTTTGGGTGGTGCTTTGATCGGTGGTGGTACTGCTGCCTTGACTGACCAAGATGTAGGCAAAGGTGCTTTGCTTGGTGGTGCTGGTGGTGCTTTGTCAGGATATTTGAGTGGTTCGCCAACAGGACTCACAGATCGTGGACTTGCTATTGCTGATGCTAAACAGTTAGCCGCTAGTGGTATTCCGACAGGTCAAATCACTGAGATATTAACCACATCTGGTTATCCTGCAGCTATTGTTAATCGAGCAATAGACGCAATAGCGCCTACAGTAGCATCAATAGCACCAGTAGCAGCTAATAATCTCGTTATAACAGCGCCCTCTGTTGCGCCATCTACCATTGGTAATGTGATTAGCACTATTGCTCAACAACCAACGATTACGCCTCCTGTAACAAAACCAGTAGTTACACCAGTAATTGAACCAACACCTTTTACAGGCACTATTACTAATCAGCCTCTACAAAACTTACAAATTTCTACACCTGCTGTAACCCCAAATATTACTGATGTAATTAGTGCTATTGCTTTACAGCCAACACCTGTAGCACAACCAGTTGTTACATCTGTTGTTGAGCCAGCACCTACTTCTGTTGAAATAAAAACACAAAGGCCAACACAACAAATAGACCCAAATGTCTTGAACGCTGTCAATACTGCACTACAGACCAATGTGACTAAGCCTATTGAAACTGTTCAGATTACTGGTCAATCAGAAAAACCCAAAGAAACACCAACAATAGCAAATGTTATTAGCGCAATTGCTACTCCATCAGCTTCCGCTGCTCCCCCTCCTGAATTAGTGATTACTGGTCAAACAGAGAAACCGACTGTAAAACAAACAGAAACACAGCCAGCTATTCCTCTTATCATGTCTCCTACAGCACCTACAAGTGTGCCTCCAGAGCCTGTTAAACCACAGCCAGAAAAGGAAAAAGAGAAAAGTTGGACAGCTGCTCAGTTAGCTGATTTGGCTCGTCTTGGTTTGTTGGCTACAACCGTATTCGGTACTACTGATAATGGCCCACAAAGATTCCCGATTGTTCCTATCCCTGCTAATTGGAAATCTCCGACTTATGGCACAGGTTCAACAAGTGTTGCGCCAACACAACTACCTCCTATTGATTTTGGTAATCG